AGATGTTTCGCTACTATTTTTAATCCAGCTTTAACATCTTTTATAACTGCTGGTGACGTATTATCATCATGCATTGATTGCTGATTTAGCTTAAATTTTCCTGAAAAACCAGTTAGGTGCATTCCTCTAAAAGGAGCTTTTGGCATTCTCATTTTTTCGCTTAGTTGTCTAAATTCCTTAAATGATTTCATTAGTCGCTCTCTTTATCAGCCTTGTAGTTCTTATCGATGTAGTTGAAGAATTCTTTCTTCTTCTCATCATCTTTAAAATCTGCAGGAGATTTAACATCGAACTTCTTCATAGCAGCTTTAAATACCTTTTGATATTCTTTTTGCTTGTCAGATAGCTCTTCCAATGGAATATTCATATATCCATTTTCTTTATCTTCTTCGATATCTTCTTCAGATAGTTTAGCTTCTTTAACTACTGTACCATCTTCCTTTTCTCCAGATTTCTTAACTGAATGCTTGTCTTTGAAATCTTTCTCACCTGTCTGAGGACCATTTTTCCCATCTGGGGATTTTGGTTCTTCTGGTGATTCCATTTTTGGTTTTTCATGTACCCAACCCTTAGCAGCGTATTTTTCGTGTTCGGCCTTATCTTTGACTTCTACTTCCTCGCCGTTTTCAGGATGATACATCTTGTGAGGATATTTTACTTCCTCTTTTTTTACTTTCCCTTCCATTACATCTTTAACTACAGATGCAAGGTCCAGGGTAATATCATCATTGAATTTCATTTTTTTCTCCGTTAATTACTTAAATGTACTATATATTCCCATGTTATGGCTGATATAAGTCCAACCACGATAACCCAAAATATTTTGTTAATAACACCAACCGTTTGTGAATTGGCAGCTGCCATTGATTCTAAACTATCGATTCTATTTATAATATTTTGAATTTGTTCAGACTGCTGTTTGCTAAAAGCAGTTAAGGTATAAATCTTTTCCTCCGCCCTAGCTAGTGCAATAATTGCTTCAGCCATCTGATCAATCTTTTCTTCAATTCTATCCAATCTTTGGGATTGAATAGTGTAAACTTGGTCCATGTTCTCTTTATTTGCCATCTTTTGCGATAATCCTTACTTTAAGTGTGCTATATCCTTTTATAAGTCTATGATATTCCCCTTCTGGGATATCGAATATCATACCCGGTTCTAATAAATATGGTAAACAATTTTCATATTGAAACTGCCAACCTTCACCTTCAAGTACTTCAATTTCTCGCTCTTCACGATCACGATGCCAGACATATTCTTCGTCTTCGCGATCTAGTTTAAATTCTCTAACCTCTCCCCCTAATGTGTACTCGGACATAAAGGGAAAGTCAATTCTACCAGAAATAGTTGCCGCCACCTTTTAACCCCAGTTCTTTTGCATATTTAGGAAGTCTACACGCCCAATATCCAGGTGACATTTTGTCTTTCTTTAAATCACATTTGTGACGAGCATTAAAGCTCTTTACAGCTGCTGGATCATTGATCTTAGCTGTAATCTTTTCATCTTTTTGTGCGCCGAATGTAATCTTCCTAACATTATCTGTTTTTGGGTCTCTTACATACACCACATATTTTTTACCTGGACCTGGATTCCTTTTTGGTTTATTTAGTTCAGGCTCTTCTATTAATGGCTGCTCCAATGGAACCATTTGACCCTCGAACTTTCCAAATCTTTCGTTAAACTCTGTATATTTGATCATTTCTTAATATCGTATCTAAAGGTTTTGCCTCTTTGCTGTCCTGATTTTGTAACTTTGTACCCAGCTAGCTTAGCTAGTGCCTGTACTATAGGCCAACCTTTTTCGAATTGTTTCTTAATTTTTAATCTGTGCAAATCATCTTCAATTTTTTGTGTTAAAGCTTGAACCATATCCATATCAGACATAACCAAAGGTGCTTCATCTAATTTAGGTTTCTTACTAGATGATTTTGATCCACCAGCTGATCCACTAGCAAATTTTGCTTTTCTTTGAGCATCAGTTTCTTCTTCTATAGGATCACATTCACAGTGATCTTTACTAGCTACTAGAGAGCTTAATTGCTGTACAATACTTGTTAGCATTGGAGATGGAAGTGTTGCAATTAGTTCCATTTGTTTTTTAGAAATACCTTTTACTTTTTTTAGTTTATCTCTAACATCTTTTGAACTAATTTCAACTACATCATTTTCTTCCGGAACACAGTTTGGTACTTCCCTACCATTCTTCTTCTTTGTTCCAACCTGTTTGTAACCAGGCCAGCATTTTTCTCTGAGCTCTTTAAACTTCATGATATAGATTCTACCTTAATAGGTTGCATTCTTTTCATTTTAAGATTACCGCGAGGTCTCTTTTTACTGAGTATCCTTTCTTTCACTTCTGATTCTAATTTAGCCTTAACTGGAGAAGTATCCTGATTTTTTGGATTATCTTTCATATACCAGTCTCTTGGCATTTGAACAATTTTGTTTCCTTTAAACTTAAGAACTCCACCTGTCCAATCAGATAATGCTTTCATAAGAACTAGGTTTAAATCTGTACCTGGTTTGATCTTATTATACTTCTTCATACGATCCATATAATCTTTAGGATATTTTTCTTTTTTATCGTATTGGCTTACTTCACCACCAGGCAATATTGTTTTATAAGCATCTAAATCATCTGAGAATGAATCATCACCAAAGAATTGGTCTGCATCAATGTGAAACTTATGTACATCTCTTGCAGTCTTTGCTTTATGTGGCTTAGATAAGAATTTTTGTAACTTTAATAGTTTAGGATAACTATCTGGAACCTCCCATGTTCCTTCATTTACTTCTGATTCCTCTTTAGTAGCTTCTGATTCTTTTTCAGCTCTTAAAGCTGCACGAATCTTAAGCTCTTTTAGCTTGAGATTTAATTCTTTCTCTTTTCGAATTAAAGCTTTAGGTCCAAGTCCTTCTCTTAATTCCTTAAAGTTTTTCATTTTTCTTTCCCCTGATCGATTTTATTTTGTAAAAAATCTGTAGCTGAATCTAAATAATCAGCTGACTTAACTAATTTGTTTACCCACCATTGTGGATATTCTAAATCTGGTTTAACCTGTGCCATCAGTTGTTCTACATTTCTCTTAATATGAGATAATTGATTCATAACATTTGCAGATTGTTCGTGTCCATCTTCTTGCAAGTTCTCTTCCCAAAATGGCATTTGCGCTTTGGCAAGCTTAGCAATTTCCCCCTTCTTGACATTATACACATCAACAAAATGGATTCCTTTCTCTGACCATGTTTCTGTTTTCTTGCTTCCTATTTTCTTTACGAACGAAGCTGCATCACCTTTAGTTTTAAACATAAAGGTCTGGTAACTCTCATTGATATTACCTTCAACTACGTCAGAGTAGGCTTGTTTCCAAGATTTATACATTTTTTTCTTCGTTAGCTGTTTTCAGTGCATCTTTCACTATAGGATCATCACCTAGGCCTCTTTTAATCTTATTGATTTTTTTATAGGCACCAGTCATATTTCCTGCCATTGAAAGAGCAATCTCAACCGCTTTTGTTACGTCAGAAGCTTTAAATTTGCTTCTGTATTTTTCTCTTAGTTCTTTAAATGTTGTCATTTTATCCTCTACGTTAAAACCTTTTTTCTTTTTTAATATATTCATTGCCGTAGCAATCTTCACTGATTTCCAATCCTTACCATAACGCTTTTTAAAATCTGCGTCAGGTAAATCCTTAGCTATCTTTTCAAGTTCTTTTTCTCTCGCTGGAGTGAGCTTGAAATCAGCCATTAACCACCTCTTGCTTGTTTTGCAAGATCTGAATCATATTTTTGCCAAGTCTTTCCTTTTGTTATAAAGGAGTTAACTCTAGCTAATCCCCATTGTGCTGGTGTAGTTCCAGGTTTGTGTCCAACCTTCCAAGCAGCAACACCACGGTCAAAAACTTTCTTTAAAATACTATATGCAATTCCTGATGCATCAGATTTTTTCTGTATAGCAGCTCTGACGCCAGTTTTTTCATTAACGAATCTATCTTCTATTTTTAAGTTTCCTATCATTTTAGTATTTTCCTTTTTATCTTTCTTTTCTAATTCCTTCTCTTTATCACCATACATTTGTTTATATTTTGTGGTATACTGAGAAGGTTTCATCTTACCAGACTTTCTGAATTTCTTATCACCAGGTGCATCTTTGTATGCTCTTGGATCGTCGTCATCCATTTCTTTCTGTTTATTAAACTGTGCTCTTCTTTTTGCGTCTGTAGAATCGTCTGCGTCACTCTTATCGGTTTCAAAGCTCTTTGGCATTTTATCTCCATGAGCATCTCTTTTCTTATCTTTCTTCTTGTCTTCTTCTAGACCAGAGTTCTTCTTTACAATTTCGTTGTAAGGTGATTGTAGTATTTCCATTCCTGGAGTATCTTTCTTATATTTGTCTACTCCTGCTTTTGTTCCCCAATCTCCTGCACCATATTCTTCTACTATTTCAACTGCGTCTAGCCAAACTCTTTTACGAACATCGTTTGATTCTACTAGTAGATAATTACTTCCACAAACAACAATTTCTGCCTTATCGCCTGATTCTTTAATCCTAACTATATCACCAACTTGGTATAAGCTACCTTCTATATATTCCTCTCTTGTTTCAGAGATTGGTTCTAATTCGATGTGCCTACGAAAAGATTCTTTTTTAAGTCCCATACCTTTTCTTACGGCATAGTATAAATCTAGTTGTGATCCACCAGGCATTTCAGGGACACCGTTAGAGAATTTTTGTAAATCCCCTTCTGCTGCCGCAAGTCTCATTTTAGAAGCTGACATACCTTTAGCTCCTTCTGAGTCAGGATCTCTTTCTCCTGCACTTAATACATTAATAACACCTTCAAAGTTATAGAAACCATGTTTAGCTTTCACACCGTTATATTTGTTTAAGAGTATATCAAACTCTCTTACACGATCGCTTCCAGCAACCATATTGACTTTAGTAAATCCTTGGTCATATAGTTTAGTAGCGATATCTAAAACGTTTCTAACATCCTTATCCGCCATTACTTGACGCGCATGTCTTGGAAACATCTTTCTGATGAACTTAACTTTTTCTTTAAACTTGAGTGGGTTTTTCTTAGGGTCTTCTGATTTAGAAGCGTAAATGCGATATGATCCGCTACGAGCTAATTTCTTCGTAACATCGAACAATTTTTCATGACCAATAGTAGGTGGATTAAACCTACCAAACACAAAAGTAACTTCTTTGTTACTTTCGACTATATATTCACTAAATGATTTAACTGACATTTATATCCTCGGTATCCCATTTTAGCCAGGATTATCCCAGCCTTTTATTATATCTTTGCTAAAGTTGTTTGTAGAAAATTCTAATCTATCAACAAGCTTAACAGCACCACCTTGTAATCGATCTATAGCGACGAAGCCTTCAACGCCGGTCACTTTAAATCCGGATTTTGTTTTAACGAACGTATCAATATTTGATAAGTCGTTTAGTTTATTTATAATAATTAACTTCGCATTCACGACATAATTCTGTAAATCGAACATATTTTTTAGCCCTTTTAGGTTCGATTTATTGAAAAATGCAAGTAATTCATCTCTTTGTGCTGCTTTTTTGTCCTTTCCTTTCTTGGAAGATAGCTTATCTATTTGCTTTGCATATCTATCTGTGACAAACTGTATTAACCCCTTAGCGTGTTTGTTTGTGTCTTTTATCCTTTGACCTTTCCTAACTACTAAGTTATTATAAACGTTAATTACTAAATTTAATTCTTTATTCTTTTCTATTTCTTTTAGGATACTGGATTGTATTTTTTGGAATGTCTTACCAGCTGCTGATAACTGAGAATTTAATAATGCAGTATCTTTTGCTGTTAGTGTAGCTTTTCCTGATAGATCTTTCAGTGTTGCATCTACCATCCAAACCTTTTTATTCTTTTTCAGTTTTGGTACGATCTCTTTTCCAAATGTTGCTGTCATGTTTTCAAAAGAACCTCCACTATATGAAGTGTGCCATACTATACCAATGTCTGCTGCAAGGATTTCTTTTCCGATGTTACTTTTAACTGGAACCGCATACACAATGGTGTTTGGGTGGAATGTAACGTGAGCTTCACCATTAATGTTTTCTTTCTTTAAGTCTGACTTTTCAAACATAAAGTCACCTTGGATTACATCTTTAATTCCAAGATTTTTTAAATTATCAAATGCTAGCTTAAGCTTACGATTGAGATCACCAGAAGTATCTGCATCGATATCCTCATGGTTTTTATAGACCTTTGGGTCTTTATTAAATATCCCTTTTTTTGCTACGAAGAATTTTCCGTCATTCGGATCTTCTCCTGCAAATAAGGCGGGGGCTCCGTCCCATTTGACAGTAACGTCTACAGGTGCTTTCGCATTACCGCTCAACATATCCCTCATTGACCTAAGCGCTAGGATTGCCTGGCGAGCCCCCTTAACTCCGCCGTCTAAGATTAAATCCTCAATATGTGTCATATGAGTATTCTTAGATTCGGCTATGTAAGAATCAAACTTTATCATTTTCCTGCCTTTACATATACTGACGAATCAGCTGATTTTGATCCGGCATAGTTAACAAAATGAGTAACAATATTATTCGCTGTTCTTCCACCAGCTTTATCGATGTAATAGCAAACATACATTACACCAAGTTTTGCTGATATCCAGAACTTGTCTTTCTTTTGGAGTTCTTTTAAGAAATCATCATATTTTGCATTCTTATCAAAATGCTTATATAATCCCCAAAATACATTAACTGATCTTTTGTCACCTCTTTCTATTTTTTTTGCAACACCAAAGATTCCTCTTTTAAATGCTGGCATTTTCTTTCTTGTTTCTCTTTGGATAAAGTCTGCCATTGGGCCCCAGGATAAACCTCCTCCCCTAGCGTTTTTTCCTTTAATCTCTGACTTAACAACTTCACCTGGGGAATTATCTTTTAATGTCATCTCACCACCATCATATTTGATAGTTCCAGTTTTAGATGACCAGAATGTTCCTCCTTTGGAAGAGAGGAATGTTCCCATATATTTGTGAAGATCCGTGTCAGGTGGATATTCATTATTTTTTTCTACAAGTGGTGGTGGAAATTTAGTTTCTGGACCTTTTAAAGATATTGCTACCAATCTTCTATCATTAAAGAGTTCCACCAATTTTTTATTCAAAGCATTTACTGTATCTACTGGCAATTCTTTTTTAATATCTAATCCTTTTTGGATTGCCCAGATATCACCAGGATTCCACTTATCATCTTTTAGAGGAGCAAATCCTCTATTTTTATATGCTATTGATTTTAAAGCATATATCAAATTCATTTTCTTATCATTCCTATGGAATGTGTGAGATTTGTTTACGTATCCTTTTTGTATTAGCAATTTTGCTATATTATATGATGAGGCAAACCAATCTCCTTCTAATGCAATAATTTTATCTTTCTTTTCATCTACAGAAACTCGACTATATGCATCTCCCATTATCTCTGGAGTAAAATAATCTATGTCCTGTATTCCATGTTCTAACATTGCCTGAAGCATTACACATTGATGTGATTCAGTCAACTTAGTATTTGCAGTACCTCCTCCGGCACCACCGATTCCACCTCCAAATACTTTGGCTTTAGCAAGTTGGGTTAGTTTAACTACCTCACCCTTTGTACCTACAAGATTGAAGTTTTGAGGCATTTTAATAAATGCGTCAATCTTTGCCATAGCATCTTCTATGTCTCCGATTATAACAGTTCCGCCCTTAGCTAATTCTAACGGTTTACCATCCTTGATTAACCTTCTAAGTATATCAGTTCTTGGTTCCTTTGTTTTGGAATTAGGCTTTTGCAATTCTTTTGCACTCAGGCTAGCTGCTTCGGTAATGATGAAATCTTTAAATTGCATAGATGTATTTATAGACTTTTACGCGTCAAAGAACGGGTTTGGTCTAATATTTCCTACTTGATCGTAAGAAATAATTTTCATTTTATGTAGCTTATCTACAGTTCGAGCTGATCCCTCTCTAACACCAATACGAAATGCTTGGTATGAGGCACCAGCTAAACAGATAACAAATATAACTAGTTCGAGCATACTTCTTTTCCTTCTAAATCCATTCTAACTATTTCAGATTGTCGGCCTTCTTTTAGATTTTTTCCATTAAAGACCATAGCTTCTTTTAGGGATTCAAAAAGAAATTCGTATCTTTTTCCAACACCGTTGTAAAATATTACCTTGTAAACCATAATTATCTCCTATAAATGTATACATCCATATGAGTGGCGTGACGAAGGGGAAGGAAAGAATCATACCCACGACCGCCTCTACCATCACGAAGTGAAGGAAGAACTCTAGGACCACGTCCTTGACACTTAACATAGAACTGAGAAGCTGGACTCCCATCAGGCGATTTATCGCCCTGCTTCCTCAAATCTCTGTTGATTAATCTAACTGCTTTACGGATATTTTCCAGTTCAAGCATACTTGATGCACATTCAGGATGTGCTGTCATTACATAACTACTTGTTCTCATTAGTGACTCCTTAATTGATCGTTTTTAAATACACCTTCGAAGAAAAATTGGCTAAACCATTCTTCGATGTCTTCTTCTGCAGATTTCCCAGAATTGGAATTTATTACAGTACCTCTTAACCACATGCTTAACCAAGCTTGAAATGTTTCATTATCATCAACTGGTTTTTTAGTTAGTAGACTAAACTCATGTGGTGTAATTTCTAAAACTTCCGGTATAGTTGTAGCGATGTGCTCAAATTTAACGGTAAGCTTTTCATTTTTACTAGCTGATAATGGGTCTAGCAAAACTTGTTCTCTTCTAGATAGTGTTTTCATTATTGAGGTCCCTCCGGCCATTCTTCGAATCTTTGGTTGACTAACATATCTCTAAGAGTATCAACCTTCGTGAATGGATCAGCTTTATCGCCTAATTCCCACTTAACGTGCTGAATTGGCATATCATTAACCTCATCGGAAATCCTTTCGAGGATTTGTGTGTTAATTTCGTTTGACATTTTTACTCCTTATTTAAAAATTTATAGGAGTATTATACCAAAATAGAGAGGGTTTGTAAACCCTTTTTTCGTGACAATTTCGTGACATTTTGTAACAAAGAAAGGGGAGTATCTCAACTCCCCCATGAATCATTATAAAAGGTTATTATACTTCTTTTGCTATAAAAGTGTAAATACCGTAAGCAAGGGCTAACCAAGCTACTAAATCTACTAGTCCACCTAATAATAAGTAACCTAGTGAAAGTCCAACGATGACTCCACCGTCCCAAGATGTTCTTTCGGCCCATCTTGCTAATAGCCATGCTTTTGCGTTATTTAACATATCCATATTTTTTCCTCTATATTTTGAAGTCAGCAAACGAGTCATTACTTTCGCGTTCACCAAACTTATTTACCGGCTTATCTGGCGTCATGTCTGACATGATGTCTGATTGAGCCGACTCCTCTACATCATATAGTTTCATGCGGGAACGATCTACCCCAATTACAAATCTTTTGAATTTGGTTGGATCGTTATATCTATTCTTCAATTGTTTTACTAGCATTTGACCTAGTTCATCAAGTTCCTCTGTAGATATCAGAGCAAACATGAGATCTGCCGTTGCCGGTAAACCAAATGATTCAGATGTATCCTCTAGCCCTAAATCAGTATTTGAATATCCTGACCTGGTAGTCTGCGTAGCAGAGACTATTGGTACATTGAATTCTACGGCCAAGCCACGCAGTTCTTCTGCAATAGCTTTTACGTATGAATAACTATTTATACTTCCACCGAGCCCACGCATGCGGGAAGAAGCACAAATATTCAAATAATCTATATAAATCATATCAGGCATAAAGTTCTTTTTTAGTTTTAATTCATTGAGTAATGCCCTAAAATGCCCAGTGTGTGCAGCACCTGTTGGATATTCCTTAATGATTAGTTTACCAATTGCACCTTTTGCGATCTTTGATATTTTACTAGAAAAGACTTCTTTTGGTAAAGATTGTAATTGTTCGATAGGTAAGTCCATCATATTCGCATCGATTCTTTCTGCGATACGTTCTTCTGCCATTTCCATTGTGATGTATAAAACGTTTTTACCTTGACTGAGTACTGATGCTGCACAATGACACATGAATAAAGATTTACCAACACCAGTACCAGCAAGAGCAATATTTAATGTTTTACTTGGTAATCCACCTTTTGTTATTTTGTTGAAGTAGTCGAGATCGAATGGTATTCTATCTTCTTTTGTATTATAAAAGCTAAACCTTTCATCGGAATCATCAATATAGTCATGACCGATTTGTTGGTCGAAAGAAGTACCTAAAGCGTTGGAAAGTATTTCTGGTATAACACC